TTCTCAGGTTTCTTAATCTTGTATTTACCTTTGTAAGTTTTCATAACACCATATAAATAAGTATAAACTATTTAAATATTTATAGGACCACTAATGGCTAGTGTAAGAAGTTCATCCCAACCTAATAAGTTTGATGTTGATATAGCACAAAGTTTTGGGACGAGTTATAGGTATCCGATTGAAGAACCGGGAAAATCTATAGAGAGATACCCAGGATATATTAGATTTGATGTGGTAAGAACTACTTCTCAAGTCAATTTATCTTCTAGACCTTTCACAAGACTTGAAGATGGTCTGCCAGTAAGTGATACTAGCAAACGAACAGTATCAAACAGACAGCAAATTAAAATGAGAGAAGCGTCTGTTACTTTATACATGCCTCCTGGATTTGAAATTGCTGATGGTGTGCAATATGAAAATATCAATCTTGGCAATTTGGGTAGAGAAGCAAGAAGAATTGCTCAAAACTTGAAAGACAAAGGATTGAATGCCGAGAATGTAATGAACGAAATGAGAACCAGTTTTGATAATGCAAAAGAAGCGGCTTCTGGTGGTATTTTTAATCGTATTGCACAAAATGTATTAGCAACTGTACCTGTTATACCTGAAAATATTAGAGGTGGTATTAGAGCAGGATTGCAGCAAGCGTCAAATCCACATACTCAATCTATTTTTAATTCGGTGAGTATGAGGTCTTTTAACTTCAACTTTTCTATGATGCCAACATCAAGTTCTGAAGCAGAGCAAATTAAAACTATTCTAAAAACTTTTCGTACATACATGTATCCTACTACTATTGGTAAAGATAAAGCATTTTATAAATTTCCAACTAAATTTATGATAACTATGTTCTATAACGGAAAGGTTTTAGAACCAAAAATCTTGCCTTGCTATCTGACAGGAGTGACCACTAGCTTCAATAGTGAAACCGGAACATTTCACAAAGATGGTAATTATACACAAACGAATATTTCACTAGCATTCCAAGAAGAGCGTACACTTGAAGCAACTGATATTGCTGAAAGAGGTTACTAATGTCATATTTTACTAATTTTCCTCAGATTGATTATTTTTTTGGTAACAAAGTAAAACCAACAAGGTTCACTGATTTACATGTCTACATTGATTTGATTGATCAGATTAAAGATGATGTTTCTGTATACACTTATTATAATCTTCAAGATGGAGATAGACCAGATCAAATTTCACAAAAACTTTATGGAACAACTGACTATCACTGGACACTCTACCTTTTAAATGATGATGTCCGTTTGCACGGATGGCCACTAAGTTATAATGATATGAAAGAAAAGGCAGAAGAAGACTATCCAAATACTGTTCTTTTAACTAGAAATAATTTAGATAATAAATTTAAAGTTGGCACAAAAGTTAGAGGTCTTACTTCTGGTGTAGAAGGCACTATTTTAAAAAGACGTTTGGATTTTGGTCAAATTGTTATTCAAGGCACAAAGTCATTCACAGCAGGAGAAATCATATCTGCCACAGAAAATGATTCTGTTGTCACTGCTACAATTGATGCTGTAGTGACTGAGTATAATGCTATTCATCACTATGAAGATGATTCTGCTAGATACGTTGACGTTGAACCAACTGCACCATATATACAGGAGTCTGAAGGCAAGTTTGTTCTCTTTGATTCTGATTACAAACTAGATACAATTTATAGTTCGTCTGCACTCGCTAATGCAGATAATATTATTGCATCTAACAATGTAAGCGATTTAGAGTTGTATTCATATTATAAAGACTATAATGTCATTGATAACTCAAATCCACTTACTTGGAATAGTTTTGGTTCATCTATAATATATGCAGATGGAAACTCTGGAAATAATACAGAACTTGGTATTCCAGCCTACACTATGACCTCTGACTCTGGGGCTGGACAAATTAATGGTACTCCGACTTCATATTTATATACAATTACAAATTTTGGTTCACTTGGTGTTGAACGTGCATTTGGTATATGGATTAAACGACGTACAGGAACTGGTCAAATTGCATTAGTTAGATCTGGCGCCGATTTGTCCACATTTGATTTCACCGATCTTATTGATGTTACATCACAAGTAACATTTGAATGGAACTTTATCAGATTATCAGCAGAAGCAAATAATACTCAAGCAAACGGCCTTCACGGTATATTTTTATATGATGAAAATGATCAGGTTGATATTGCTGGACCTTTGGTATACTTAACTCCAAATGAGTATTCTAAATTTGAAATAAGAGAAGTGGATGTTTATCGACTTATTGATCGTAACTTGGATGTTATCGAAACTGCTCCATTGGGTGTAGTGTACTTGAATGATTCAAGTAATTACGAAACATATTTCAATAACACACTCTCAACAACATATTCCGATTCTGCTGATGCAAATACACATGTTGAGAATCTTTTTGACAATTATATTGTTGCTAACTATAATGATATTGAGCCTGCATTACTTACACCTGTCACATACTTTGAGAGAGTTAGAAAAGAAAATGAATCTAAATTGCAAATCAAAGTTATTAAACCCGATATCATTGAAGATGTAATTAATTCTTTCAATAATGTTGTTCTTGAGACTGAAGAAAATCCAGACCCTATTGTTATAACTAATGGTCAAAAAGGTTTAGGAACATTTAAAACGACACTGAGAACCTAAAATGCAGAGATTATTTACCTCACCATATGATTATGGATATCACGAAGTAGTTGTCTCTTGCCCTTCTGGTAGATTTTCAGATGTTGATATTTCAAGAAATGTTGCAGAAATTTCTTTCTTTGAAAACATTACTAAGCCATATATTACTGGTAATATAATTATTGCCGACTCAAGTAACATTTCTAATCATGTGAATTTTATGGGTCAAGAATATATTGATATTAAGATATTTGATCCTGACAAAACTAAATTCTTAGAGAAAAGATTTGTTGTTACAGGTGTGACAAGACAGGCAAAAGCAAACGATCATTCGTCTGTTATTCTATTGACATTTGTTGAAGAACATGTTATAATTTCTGAAATGACAAGATTTAGTAGAACTTATGAAGGTAAACCTGAAAAGATTATCTCTGACATTTTGAATGACCATTTAGGAGTATCTGTTAGGTCAGATACATCTTCTCAGGACACTTTGAGATACATTGCTCCATATACACATAGCCCTTTACAAATGATTATGGAAATATCAAAAAGAGCAACCAGTGTAAATGGTGCGCCTTTTTATCTCTATTCTTCTTTACACGAAGATGGTCTTATTTTTGAATCCTTAGAAACAATGTTAGGTTCTGCTAGAGTATCAGACAAAGTATTCAACTATAGTGCAGGAACAGGTGCAGCAATTGACCAAGAGATTGATGTAACTAGCCGTCAAATCAAGACCATGAGTATTTCTAATAATGAATCTAGTACACATTTATTTAAAAATAATATGTATGGCGCACAGTATCTTTGGTTAGATACAAGTAAAGATATTCCAACTGAATTGAGATATCGTTTCACAGAAGGTATCAGTAAAATGCCTAAAGTAAATGGCACAGTAAATTATGATGCGCAATTTACTTTAAACAATAAAGCATACCATGAGGGTGTTTCATCTATTAATAGTCAAATTGTAACTGCTTCACTGTTTGATAATATTAACAGTTTGAATGAAGAACTTGTCTTAGATGATCATTTGAAAAAAGCACAGGCAAAGGCACTTAGATCATTGATGGCTAAAACACAAATGGACATTACTGTGCCTGGATATAGATTTATGCAAAATCAATCTATCATAGGTAAAATGATTGATATCTTTGTTCCTAAAAATATTGCAATTGAAAATGAGACTAGCAATATTGAACGTGTATCAGATAAGAAATTAACTGGTAAATATATGATTTTTGGAACAAGACATTATTTTAAGAATACAAAATACTCTGTTATAATGAATATAACTAAATATGACAATAAGAAAAATCTTTCACAAGAGACGGTTAATGCAGTCTGATGAATAGTTTTTACGGAGATAGTACACGCTGGTTTATTGGTGTAGTTGAAGACAATATGAATGATCCATTGAAATTGGGCCGTGTTAGAGTTCGTGCATTTGGTGTGCATTCACCTTTTATCGACCAAGTTCCGACAGATGATCTTCCTTGGGCGACCATTATGGTTTCTGCAACAGAAGGTGGAATATCTGGTATAGGTCGATCTCCTAATGGTATTCAACAGGGAGCATGGGTGTTTGGATTATTTTTAGATGGAGAGCAGTCTCAAAATCCTATAATTTTAGGGACAATGCCAAAAGTAGAATTGCCTATAGAAAACATTAACCCATTGACTCCAACTGAAAATGCAACTCATAATGATGCAATTGTCACACAAGAATTGCGTGGAAATAGTAACGCTGAAAAAACTTATAACGGATTTGTTGATAATGGATATAACGAAAATGTTGCTGCTGCTGTTGTAGGTGCATTAGCAGTACAATCAAATCGTAGTCTTGATCCTGCACTACAAACTTTGGGTAATACAGGAAGGGTAGTATAAAATGGCACAAACACCAAAATTTGGTTTAGTCGGATGGCAAGGTGAACGTCTACAAGCTTACTTTGAATACTGCACACAAAATAGGTTAGACCCAAACAAATTGGATTCTCAAGTTGTGTATATTTTGTATGAGTTAAAAAATGATCCTAGATTTAACTCTGGTGCATTAGCAAATTCAAAATCAGTAGAAGAAGCTGTTGATATTTTTACCAGTGAGTATCTAAAAGTTGATGATACAGAAGAAACAAAATTAGCAAGAAGATCGTTTGCTTATGATGCTCTTGAAAGGTTTGGTCAATAATGCTATTTAATATTAGAAATGTAACATCAAAAGTAAAGCAAGCGGTTGGAAATATTGATTCTCTTTTGAATAATATCCGCAATGCTATTGATAGTGCAAAAGGTCAGTTTGAAAAACTTCGCAATTCTCCATTAGATGCTATTCCAGGTGCCGTTAAACTTGGCATTAAAGTTATCACTATTGCTGATGAAAGCTATACACGAAGAGGTGATGTTAAAAGAAGATTTAGTATAGGAATTTTAGGTGATGAATTATCTGAATTTGGAAGTTTAAGCAAATCACCTCAAAACTCTGATGCCAATACTTTCTATAAGCAATCTAGAACTGGTGCTAACTTGAACAGAACTGTTACAGCAGTAACAACAGATGCTGTAGCTGCTACTTTACCCCCTATTATCAAACGTGACCCAGATAAGTCTTATACAGCAAAAGAACTTACTACAAAGGTTAGAAGTGTAGCAGAAAAAATTTATGATGGGGTAGCAGATAATTCTACTACTAAACCTTTATTAAATGCTGCTACAGACAATATTAATAAGACTTCAAAAATTATAGAAGAAAAAATTACGTCTAACAAAGTAACTTCTAACTCTATTTTAGAGAATGTCACAGACACTACAGATTTGCAAGATAATATAGTTCTTGATAATAAGTCTGATGAATTTGGTGTATCTAGTGTTGAAGTTATTGAAATGAAAAATATTAAGTCTCGTACTATTCTCAAAACCTATGAAGAAATGGAATCTATTATTAGGTCTTGTACTAGAGATATTACAGAAGTTGTGGTGCATCATACTGATACCTATGAAGATCAGGATATTGATTATGATGATGTGTATAGTTGGCATACTGCTCGTAACTTTAAAGATGTAGGTTATCATTTTCTAATTCTTCGCAATGGTGATTTACAAGTTGCTAGACCTATTTCTCAAATTGGTGCGCATTGTCTAAAGGGGCATAATCCATTTTCTATTGGTATTGCTTTTGTCGGTGGCATAGTAGGGTCTAGTTCTAAACGTGGTAGAAAGCGTGATGACAGCACTTTTAGACCTGAACAATGGAATACATTCAAGGCATTTATGAGAGCATTTTATACAGTTCATCCTGGGGGACAGGCTTGGGGTCATGTTGATATTGACCCAGAAAGACGTTCTGATCCTAATTTTGACGTGCCTAGTTATGTAAAAAATATTTTTGGTAAAGAGAATATTCAAACCAAAGAGCAAACTAGATCAACTGGGGCTCTTTCTACAGATGAAATGATTGGATTACAATAATGGCTGGTGATCGTGCATATGTAGAAATTTTATCTGCTACAGCTAATGGAACAAAAGTTAGATTAGCAGATGGTAGAATAGAAACTTTCACAGGTGATAGAGCATATAGAAATAACAACCCTGGTAACCTAACAGGTAGCACAAAAAGAGCAATCAGTAGAGGTGCATTAGGTGTTGATTATGGTGGAAATAACATTTATCCTACCATGCAGGCTGGTTTTAATGCACTACGAAATTTTGTTTTAGTTGAAAATAAAGATAAAACTATCAGAAGATATGTTATGGATGTGCATGCCGAAGCTGGTGCATCTAATGATCCAAACAATACTAACAGAACTTATCCCAATTTTTTAGCAAACAAAAATTTTGACCTAGATACTAAAATCTCCGACTTATCTCCTTTTGAACAAGAGAGACTTCTTGAAGCAATTATCAGAAAAGAATCTGCTGAAGAAGATAAAATTTTAGAAGAGATTAATATCTATGACCGAGTTGGTATTGCTTCTGAACTTAGAGAGTTTGTTGAACCTGAAGGTGAAGATGATGTAAATTCGGCTTTAGATGACCGCACTGCTGGAACAACAGAATCACGTAACGATATTGTTACTGGTAAAAATAATATTGCGTTTAAAGACCCCCAGAAAAACTTTCCTAAACCAGAATATCAAAATCAACCTACAACAAACCGAGCAGCAAGAGGTGAGTGGGAACCTAAGTTAAAGATGGGTGGTGGTCCGTATGATGGTCCTTCGCTTTTCCCTACTGATGCTAATCCAAAATATCCACACAACAAAGTAACTGAAACAACATCTGGTCATCGTATTGAAATAGATGATACACCAAACCAACCAAGAATTTCTGTTGTTCACACTTCAGGGTCTGGTATGGAGTTTCATGCAGATGGTGTAGTTGTATTGAATTCGCACCATAAAATGATTCAAGTAGTAGGAGATGATTTTACAGTCTATGTTAGAGGTGATGGAAATATTACCTATGATGGTGATGTAAAGATGACTGTAACAGGTGATTATGAATTAGACGTAAAACAAAACTTTAATCTCAAAGTTGGTGGTAAATATATTCAGACAATCGGTCAAGGAAAAACAGAAACGGTTGAAGAAAATAAAATCACAACTGTTCTTGGTCATATGTCAGAAACAATTACAAAAACTACAACACGCCTATCCCTTGATGATCAGAATCTTATTACAAAAGGCAATCTAAATCTTTGGACAGATGGTAATGCTGAGTATGGCACTTCTGGTTCAACTCATATGTCTGCTGAAACTGAAATTGATATTGCAACTAAAAATTTCAATATGACTTCTGAGTATATGGCTGTCATTGCACCTGAAGGTCAAGTGGGTGGAGAGTCTGTAAACTATACTGGTGATAACTATAAAGGTAACGTATTTGATGGTGATTATTTTACAGGGTTCTCAAAAGAAGCAGGTGCGTCATTGACTGCTGTTACTGCTGGCATTCTTGGTGCTGCTTCTCCACCAACTGGAGCAGCATCCGCTGTGACTTCTTTAGTATCAGCAACACTTGGTATGGTCGGTGATACTTTAAGTCGTTCAAATAAAGGTATTTTAAATATTGATGTAGATGTTGATAATAAGATTTTGGAAAATATTGATTTGAGAGAAATGAATAAAATTGGAGAAAACACTTCAAAGAAGTCCAGTAACACTAAATTTAATCAGGTGCCGTAAATGATTATTAGAAGAGATGATATTACCACTAGAGAAGTGCGGTCTAAACTTAGAGAACCAAACAATCTTTCTGATGATTTGTTTGTTTCTTTTTGTGTTTCATTAGGAGTATTAAACTCTGGATTCAAATCTGACCAACCTACAGAAGTTAAACGTATTGTGAAAAAAGAACCAACTGCAAAATTTGGTACTCGCAAATACGGGTCAGGTCAAATATATAAAAACAAATATAAAGAATTCTTAAATATAAAAAGAGTTTTACCTGAAAAGCAATTTAATCCTATGAGTAAATCTGAAATTACTACAGGTACTAAACTTGGCAGAGGCATTTCTTTAAGTAGATTCATATCACAATCTCTATCACAAGCAACATTAAATGATTTTCCTACTCTTGCAGAACGTCAAGAATTGGCAAGACATTATTATATGTTTGGTGTTATGATGACAGGTTTCAATAACTCAGAAGATAAGTTTGGTCAAAAATATTCATTATCTGTAACAGAAGGTCTATATCTTCCAGAGACAACAGAAACACTCACATCTGGTGGAATTAAAGAATTAGCAGGAAAAGGTCGTTCTTGTGTATTTGAGGTAATTGACCAAGAAGGAAATGTTGCTCTTGAAAAGACATTTGAATTGGCAGTATATTGGAAAGATAACCATCTTTTTGAAAAAATGATTTTATCATATGATACTATTAATCCAGATGGCAGTTTAAATGCTTGCATTGTTGTAACTATGCCTGATATCAGTGATAAATTCACAGGTGCATTTAGTCGCAATATTTCTACAGAATTTAATTACAATCTTTTAATTAACAATGCACTAGCAGAGTGTGTTTCGTGAATGCTGTATAAATAACAATAAAAACAGGATGACCTTTAGATGGCAGTGCGTCGTAGCTTTGCAGCAGAAGATAAAAATTTAAGCAATACATCAGTTATTGTTGCTAGAAAAGAACGTGACTATTCAGACATTGACTTGTCTCTGGATACAAAGCCTTCTGGTGATATCTTCAAGAAACTAGATGCGGCAGCAGTTAAGCAGTCTATCAAAAACATTCTGTTGACAAATCATGGTGAAAAACCTTTTAATTATTTCTTTGGTGCTAATTTACGCAGTCGTTTATTTGATCTAAACTATCCAGATATTACAAATGAAATTGAAACCGACATTGTTTTTGCTATTGAAAACTATGAACCTAGAGCAAGAGTTTTGGATGTTCAGGTAATTAATAATATTGATGCTAATGATTTGCGTGTTATTGTTAAGTTTCAGATTATATCAACTGATGAAGTGGTGGTATTAAATACATCACTGACAAGGATTAAATAAAAATGGCAAGCAAACAAACAATTCAGACAACCAATCTCAACTTTGATGATATCAAAACTAGTTTAAAAGACTATTTAAATGGGCAGACTGAGTTTACAGACTTTGACTTTGAAGGTTCTGGGCTTTCTGTATTGCTTGATGTGTTGGCATTAAATACTCATCAAAATGCACTGTTAGCAAACTTTGGTTTGAACGAATCATTTCTTAGCACTGCACAGACTCGTTCTGCAATGATTAACCATGCTCTTAATCTTGGTTATGTTCCACGATCTAAAAGTGGTGCTAAAGCAACAGTAACTTTGTCTGTTAATTTGACAAGTGTGTCACCTAAGCCTGCATCTATTACTTTGCCACAATTCACTGAGTTTAAGACAACTGTAGATGGTGTTCAATATACATTCTTTACCTTAGAAGAATATATTGGATATGATAGAAGTGGCACAGGAATTTTTACATTTGAAGTAGAAGCAGGTGATAGTAACATTTTAATCAGTGAAGGTGTATTAAGAACTAAAACTTTTAGATGTAATGATGCATTAGAGAGACAAGTTTATGTTATTCCTGATACTGATGTTGATCTTTCTACTATCACTGTGCAGGTATTTGATACTGCTAGTTCTGATGAATTTGATATTTATGAACAAAGTTCTTCCATCAAACAGTACAATGAAGACACTAAATTATTTCTTCCTGTAGAAACTTACAATGGTTTCTATGAAATTAGTTTTGGTGATGGTCAAGCAACAGGAACAGCACCAGTACCCGGCAACATTATTCGGGTTCAATATCTGTCATCAAATGGTACTGCTGCTAACCGTGCTTCTACATTTACAGCAACAAATCAAGTCGAAGTTAATGCTGTATCGTATCCACTAACTGTTAATACAGTTGCAGTTGCAGCTCAAGGTGCAGAAAAAGAATCTATTGAATCTATTCGTTCTAATGCTCCACTTAACTTGTTAGCATCCTCTAGACTTGTTACTTCTGGTGACTACATATCAATTATTCAGTCTCGTATTCCAGGTATTAAATCTGTTAATGCATGGGGTGGAGAAGATAATGTTCCTGCAAAGTATGGAAAAGTTATTGTATCACTTATCTATGAGAATGATGTTAGTGATACCCAAAAAACATTGATTAGAAACAGTATTCGTGATAATATTACCGATCCACTTTCTATTATCTCTGTTGATATGGAATTTGTTGACCCAACATTCACATTCTTAAATGTAACAACAGAAATTAAGTATGACAAATCTTTGACTAATAGAACTGTTCAAAGTATGCAAAATTTAGTTAAATCTACAGTGGCATCTTTTGCAAGTGAAAATCTTGGCAAGTTCAATGACGTATTCCGTAAGTCTAAACTTACAACTGCAATTGATAATACTGATGCTGCTATTCTTTCGTCAAAAGTTAGTATTGAACAGGAAAGTAGATTTGAACCTTTGATTAATCCTAATACAAATGAAATTGTTACTGCTGATTATGAAATTAGTTTCTTGAATACAATTGCACAACCTGATACACAATCATTAAAAGTAAGAACAGACCTTTTCACATTCAATAATACGTTGTGCAGAATTGTGAATAGATTAGGGTCAACTGTATTACAAATCATAGATCAAAATAATGCTGTTCTTAAAGACAATATTGGATACTATGAGCCTGACAATGGTAAAGTATTTTTAACTGGATTTAAACCAACGAGTATTAATAGTGGTAATAGTTACATTAGAACACTTGCAATACCAGCAGACGATTCTGTAATTAAACCATTACGTGGAGAAGTTATTTCTCTAGGAGAAAATTTGGTTTCTGCTATTCAAGATGTTGATGTTGCCAACTCCGTTTCAGGTACTACTAACTAATGAGTAACACACTTACAGATTTAAACAGAAATAAATTATTATTTCATCAACCATCTGTTGACACTGCTTTACCTGAACACTTTCAGGATCAATATCCGGTCTTTGTTCAGTTATTAGATAAGTATTACTACTGGTTGACGCATACTTATGGCGACACAAGTGGTCGGAAACCTGTAAGTGAATTGCAAACTATTGCTTATTTAAAAGATCGTGAGATTACTGCTGATAGATTTTTGGCATTTATTTTTGATGAACTTGCATCTGGGTTAGCACCTGACAATTTTGATATTCCTAGATTTATTATTAAACTAATGCCATTTTTCTATAAGACAAAAGGCACGCCAGTATCTTCTCAGGGATTTTTAAAGTTTTTATTTGGTTCTGATATTGAATTAGAATATCCAAAGAAGTCAATGTTCATAGTCGGTGAATCTGAAATTGGAGCAGAATCTTTAAAGTTTATTCAAGATTCATTCTTCTATCAAGTATATTCAACTTTGGTTCGTTCCGACTTACCGATTTCTGTATGGAGAGACCTCTATAAGAAATATATTCACCCTGGAGGTTGGGCTCTTTTTGCAGAAGTTAGATTTGAAACAACCGTAACAAATGCAAAAATTCCTGTAACATTACCAATTGTTAATCTTGGTGCAGGAGCAGGGTTCTTTACAGTTACAAATACAGCACCTATGTCAATTGTTGGTATAGGCGGAAGATCAAATGTAACAGTTATTGATGATACACTACAAGTTCGTATGTATGGTGATGGTGGATATAATTATTATGATGCAAGTAATGACATTCTAAATACATCACCATACAATAATCAGTATATTGAAAGAGCAGAACCTTTAGATGTTAATTCAAACAGATTCAGTGATGGTGATGAATCCCTTTATATTGGATTTAACTTATCTGATACTGATGAATATTTCTTAGATGATAGTGGATCAATTTTCACTCTTGATAGACTTAATAGAATTTTGAGTATTGACTTCTCAAATACTATTGAAACATTTGATGAAAATGCTTTTGATTTCTATCCAACTATTGGTGTAGATTCAGCATAAATAAACATTAGAACACTTACATAAAAGGTCAATTAAAGATGGTTGTCTTCAATTATTTGGACTCAGATAATATATTAAATCGTGGTGCAGCTGCCAATGACAATACTGGCGACACGCTTAGAACTGCTGCACTAAAAATCAATGTGAATTTTGAAACTGTTGATTCCGCTTTAGGATTAATGCAGACCCAAATTACCACAAACGATTCTGATATTGCATCTTTACAATCTCAGATTACTGGAAACGATTCCGACATTACATCTTTACAATCTCAGATTACCGCAAACGATAATGATATTACATCTTTACAATCTCAGATTACTTCAAACGATAATGATATTACATCTTTACAATCTCAAATAAGTGCTAATGATTCTGATATTTTAAACTTGGTGGTAGATTCTAATGGAATTGGTGCTGGTGCTGTAACTAGTGCTAAATTAGATACTAACTTGACACTCGGTGATGTTACTGTGACAGGAATTGCAACACCTTCTCTAAACACAAATACAACATGGGATACATCAGCAAAGCAGACGTGTTCTGTTACGGCAAGTGGATCGACAACAGTTACTTTGACAAACACCAGTGGTCTTAGTGTTGGCACGCCTCTTACACTGATTGTCGCTGATGCTTCAGGTGCATCGCTCACACTTGCCGGTCCAACTTTCAAGAATAAGGATGGGACAGCACCAGTGCTAAACGGCACAGCTGGTGAAACCATGATTGTTAGCATGGTTGTCATTGCATCAAACACCATCGCAGTAGCATCAGTGATTGTAAGCTAATGTTTTTTAATACGATGATGATGGCATCTGCCGAAGCAATACACCAGTTTCTAGTTGAGAGCGCAACTGGTTCTTTTCGATCTGGAGATATTCCTACTGAACAGTGGTTTGACCATCCTAGCGAAGAATCTAACAATTTTGAAGGGTACGCCGTAGCTGTTTCTGGAGATGGACTAACCGCCGTTATCGGTGCGCCTTACGACAGTAGCCAGGTAACTAATGGTGGAAGAGTCACTATTTGGGAATATCAATCTGGAACTTGGACATATGTAAGACCAATTAGCCTAGATACTGCTGATAGGTCAATAAGGGATTATCTTGGTTGGTCTGTAGATATTTCCTATGATGGTTCGGTGATTGTAGTTGGCGCTGAGAACTCTAGGCACGGCGGTGCTACGGGCACTAGAACTGGAGTTGCTTATGTTTTTGAAAGACCATCAGGCGGTTGGTCTACACTAACAGCTAGTACTGCGGCTGGAGCCAAGCTTAGACCTACAAATTCGTCCGTTGTTCAGGACTTTGGATACTCAGTAGCAGTTTCAGGAGATGGAAACACTATTGTAGTTGGCGCACCAGAAGCGGACAACGTAGTCTCATGGCGTTACGGATTAGTCTATCTTTTTGAAAAACCTTCTGGGGGATGGGTAGACACATATGAAGACTATAAATTATATCAGTATAACGACACCACTGGTGATTCTTTAGGAACAGCAGTAGATATTTCCTATGATGGATCGGTGGTAGTTGCTGGTATGCCGTATTATGATATAAGCAATACCTCCAATAACGGAGCGGTTATTGTCTTTGAAAAAGGAAATGGTTGGGCTGAAGGCACCGCCAATTTTGCAGATTACTTGCTTCCTAAAGACCTTAACTCTGCTCAGAATAATCAATTTTTTGGATATTCAGTTGCAATTTCAGCTGATGGCAATGTGATTGTTGTTGGTGCATATAATGATCCGACTAATTCTGGGCAAAGTGCCGCTGGAAGTGCATATGTTCATCTTAGAAAAACTACTGGTGATCTTTTGTGGAATACGTTCGGTGACGCTCAGTTAGTTCAAAGCTTTACAATTTCTGCCGGGCACACTTTAGGAATATCGGTAGATGTATCTAATACTGGAAAGGTCATAGTTGTTGGAGCTCAAGGTTTTGATGATACAGATCATACGAATGTTGGAGCAGTCTTTGTCTACACTGAGCCGACAGGAGGTTGGACTTCCGGAATCGATAATGGATCAGGTGATCCACCTCTCACAGAAGATTATGTCATTACCCCTTCTAGTGGTTGGAACGAGCAATTATATGGACACTCTGTATCAATCTCAGATGATGCAACAAAAATGATAACAGCTGCGTATAAAGCAGATCATCCATATTATCTTTCTAATATGTCAGCATCTGAATATGATAATATTGGAGCTATTTATGGGTATACGCATTCACCACTCTTGACCAACTGGGGTTCTTCTATAACTGGGATAACTGGTGGCTTCAGTGGGGGAGCTGAAATAGTAAACCTTGAAAGAAATTCAGTATGTGCAGTTCTAGATGCAAATGGAAACCGTGTGGATGGTTACCTCTGGCACGCTTATCGTACAGGGGGAGGAGCTACTGGTGTTGACTATATAGATATTGAACTTTTAAAAGGTGATGTGAATACCGGGCAACTTGAATCAGTGTATAAACACCGGTGCTATGAAGAAGATTATGCTCGTTGGAAACCTAATCATGTATGTGATACTGGAACCAGTTTAGTTTTAACTGCTACAGAAAATCAGTATGATAATGCTAGAGTCTTAGTCGTAAAAAAGATAACAGGTGAAACTTTCAGACTAAACACAACAAATACAAATTTCCCTGCAATGGTCAGCAGCTTACAGTACAGCGCAAATAACTTTTGGGGTGATCTATTTAGTTGTGTGTATGATCCTGTCTATGATGATGTAATCTTAGCGTATGCAGACCCTTTAACTAATTTTGTAAATAGCACTTATCATAATCAATTTGTCAGGTTTACTAACTATAATAATACTACTGGTACTTTTGGTCAAGCATGTACTGTTAGTGTTGGAAGTTCTGGATTTACTAGAGCAGTTGATGCTAATCAGGCAGAAGGCTATATAGATCGTGATCCTGACACTGGTTATTTTGTTTATAGTGGATTAAATCAAAAGTGTAGAAGATATCAGCGCACAGGGGCTACTACTTTTGTTGCTATTGACGAGTTTAACAAAGCCTCTAACAATCTATGGCAACTTATATATCAGAATGATGGAACACTGTACTTTAGAGGTGAAAACTCCAGTGGAAGTTATAACCAAGAAACACTATACCGACATTAATAATATGAATATGATAACAATTGTATTTAAATCACTATAAATAAAACTAATAGAATTTTAACCGAGTTAGAGTGATATGACAAAACAACTTATTTCTTTAGGAACAACAGCAAATGACGGTACAGGAGATACACTCCGTGATGCTGGTCAAAAGTTAAATGATAACTTTAATGAGTTGTATAGATTTATGCCGGGTGGTGAAATCTTAACGATTTCAGATAGCACAACTTCTCTTGACTCAAGCACACTTTATATTTTTAATTTACCAAGCACTCCAACAATCAACAGTAGTTTTACACTTTCGGATGGAACAAGCAACGGTGAAATTAAAAGAATTATAAACAAATCAGCATCTTCTGTAGATGTTTCTATTACTATTGGTTCTAGTGGTCTTGCTTACCCTAGCACAGCCACAGGATTAACCTTACATGACAAAATCTCTTTTGATCTTGCTTGGGATGGAACAGAATGGCATTTTGATAGAGACTCCGACTCAAGAATCACGTATCTAACTTAATGGGCTACAAGTAAATGACAGCTATTGCAACAAACGAATTTAAAAAGACATTAATCGAATCATTGATTGATAATGTTGCTGATTCTGACACCAATTACTATATTGCAATCGGAAAGTCCGATCAATGGGATGCTAATGAAACTGTACCAGCAGCTACTAACACTGTAGCAGAAGAAAGACGATTCCGTTCAAACATGCAAGGCATTAAGAAAATGTCTGATGTGAACTTTGTTGCAACCAGATATAACTGGTCTTCTGGTACTGTTTACAAATCATATTCAGATGCAGTAACACTTTCTTCTATTGGTGCATATTATGTTTTCACAGAAAATCAGAGAGTTTACATTTGTCTAGAGCAGGGTAAAGATGCTACAGGTGCTGCTGTAATTTCAACAGTAAATCCTGATACAATAGGCACTACAACTTCTGCTGTAAGAACAGCAGATGGATATATTTGGAAATACTTATTTACTCTTACCGCTTTGAATGCAAACAAGTATCTTTCTGCTAACTTTATTCCAGTAAGCAAAATCATCACATCTACATCTAACATTGAAACAGAACAATTGAATGTTCAGAATGCTGCTGTTAAGGGCTCCATTATTGGATATCGTATTGTATCTGGTGGTGCTGATTATCCTTCTAATACAACTGCAACTGTTGTAGGTAATGGATCAGGTGCTACATTGAAACTTACTGTTGATGAAGTTTCAGGAACAGTATTAAAAGCTGTTATTGATTCAGATGGTTCAGGTAATATTGCATTTGGGTCTGGTTATAGTTTTGCTCAAGTTACCTCTACTGATTCTAATAATGGTGCTTTTGATATTCAGCCTATTATCTCTATGGAAGGTATTGGTGCTGACCCTAGAAGAGACATTAATGCGAATTTTGTTATGATGAATGCAAAGCCTTCTGGAACAGAAGGTGGTGATTTTATTGTTGATCAAGATTTCCGTCAAGTTGGTATTTTGAAAAATCCAAAAAAACATGCAGATAGTGATTTCACTTCT